GAACGTGGCTCTCGGAAGTACATCTCGGTACGATATCCGATATCATAACCAGCGGTTGTTGCTGGGTCTCCGGTGTCTTCTCCCATATGACTAATCCACCAAACCAAATAAACTGCACCTGTATTAGGTGTGTCATCTGAATTGGATTCATAGCGTAGTTGACGACGCAGCTTGATGTACCAGCGGACAGTTTTGTAGTTTAGACCTGAGTTGGCTTGCCAGTTGCCGCTGTTGGCACTGGGCACCAACGTCCACTTCTTATGCTTTAGGATCTGATATTTGTCGCTGTTTAAGGGAAGATTATCCATAGATAAATCACCCAAAGCGGTAGAGAAATCCACAGCTCTTGAATCACTTGGAGATCGAAAGAAGTCATCGACCGTAATTACATTAGTCCCCTTAGGACTTATGCAAGCGAGATGAAAATGACCTGGAATGGCTCGATCATTACGGACCTGGAAGGAAACCTTAAATCCCCCAACATTTATGATGTTGCGCTCTCTCTGGTTTCTGTTATCTCCCTTGGTCACTGGCGTTAAATGTAGACTATATAACGTCCTCGTTGTGCGAGACGATAGGGTCACATCGTGAGTCGTGACTGACTTGGACTCGGATGTTCCAATGGGTTCCCCCACGCGACTGCGACTAAACTTTTGGTACTTAGCCTTAGTCTTAATCATTGAACTTTTCGTACCTCTCAAATACCCCCGACCACCTCTCTTAGCATAGCGCTTAGAATAGTTACGAGCAAAGGCCCGACCTGCTCTAACGGCCATAGGACCATAGCGGGACGCTAAGTAAGCTAATTTTCGGTATGGCATGATATTTCAGTCGCTTCAAATTTTTATGAGCAGAGTTTATTACAGCCGTCTGCCCACTATTACCAGACGGCTTTTTGTTTTGTCTCTGCTCTCAGCCATATTTTTTATCATGCCGAATCCCCGTCCCCGGACCCAATCTACACGATGGTGTTTTACAATCAACAACCCCACTGACAATGACCGACACAACCTCTCACAGCTCTTTGAGCACGATGACAGGAAGTACCTCGTCGTGGGACGAGAACGAGGAGAAGGTGGCACGCCACATCTCCAAGGATTTGTTGTATTTAACCGATTGTATACACGAACTCGACTCTCGACTTATATCCCTCGAGGACACCTTGAAATTGCTCGAGAATCCTCAGACACCAACGCCAAGTACTGCAAGAAAGAAGGAGACTTCGACGAATACGGAGAATGTCCCCGACAGCAGGGAGCCTCTCTCGTCCTTGATGAATTTTACAAATGGGGCGACGACTTCATCGCGCAGCATGGTCGTGCACCCACGTCCCCCGAGATCGCCAAAAATCACCCCACGGCCTACCTCCGCTATCCCCGGTGTGTTAGACTCTTTGAACAACGGGCGCCAGCCCCCAAAATCCGCGAAGGCGAACCCCGCCAATGGCAACAAGAGTTAGAGGAGGAGCTTAACGGCGACGCCGATGACCGATCTATTATCTTTTATATCGACGACCTCGGAGGTAAGGGAAAGTCTTGGTTTCAGCAGTACTATGTAACCAAGTACCCTGAACGCGCGCAAATCTTTTCTATTGGAAAGCGAGACGATATCGCTCACACATTGGATGCCACAAAATTGGTTTATTTCTTTAATGTCCCTCGGACTGGAATGCAATATCTACAATATACTATCTTGGAACAGATGAAGGATCGAATGGTCTTTTCTCCCAAGTACAACTCGAAGACGAAGTTTCTTCAATCCAATCCACATGTAGTGGTCTTCTCGAATGAGGACCCAGACATGGAAATCATGACGGCAGATCGTTATATAATCCGCCGTGACTTTTAATATCACAAAGGTACCCGCGCGAGAGTGGTAACTATCGTTAGGGTGTGTCTCCCTCGTATAATCCCCGTCTCTGGGGTGAAGGGTGTCTATCCTGAACGTGGCTCTCGGAAGTACATCTCGGTACGATATCCGATATCATAACCAGCGGTTGTTGCTGGGTCTCCGGTGTCTTCTCCCATATGACTAATCCACCAAACCAAATAAACTGCACCTGTATTAGGTGTGTCATCTGAATTG